GCCCATCCGTCTGCGAACCGGTGCCATACTCCATAAATGCCGCGTATTCCACGTCCGTCCCCACCCTGGCCAGCGTATCCTCCACCTGGTGGGTCAGACTCGACTTCAGCCGCCCCGTATTTAGCGGTGCCTTCTTCTTCGCGTCCCGCTCCACCCCCAGCGCCGCGGCCGTCAGAAAATCCTTCAGCGGCCCCTTCCACAACGCCGGATCCAGCTTCCCCATCACCCGCTCCAACCCCTCAATCCGAACCGTAATCATCCTCGTAGGGGCACCCCTTGTGGGTGCCCTCTCGCCGCTGCATTCATCAAACCGCCCCCATCAACCGCCTCCGATACGGATCCAACAACCCCACCACATCCGCATCCCGCAACACCCCCCGCATCACCTCAATCTGCCCCAACTCCGGCGAGGACACCACCGTCGCAAACGCCGTATCCTTCCGCTTCCACAGCTTGGCCGCCCCGATCAGCACCGCCTCCCGCACCGCCTCCGGCACCTCATAGATGCTCGCCGCCGCTGCCGCCTGCGCCGCCGCCGTCGACCCATTCACCCCCCGATACACCGTCGCCGAATCGTTCGGATCCCCGTCCGTCACCGTCCGCACGTACATCCGCTCCGTCCCGGCCAGGATCGTTTGCCCCGGCTCCAGCAACGAATAATCGCTCACCGTCACCGTCGTCGCCACCGCGTCCGCCACCGTCACCGTCGCTCCGCTCGCCGCTGCCGCCTGCGCATCCCCATTCCCATAGCCCCACTCCGCCGCGATCTCGATCGCCTTCTGCCCCCGGTACCAGTATGAGTAATCGCCCCGCCGCAGATCCAGATCCACCCGCATCTTCGGATACCCGACGTATGGCCACAGAATGTAATCCGTCTCCGCCAATTCATCCTCATACGTCGCGTCCTGATCCCCATCCATCTTGATCGACGTCACACTCAACAGATCCGCCACCCACAGCCGCGACAAATACTGCGACACCCGCTCCGTGTACTGGTCCAGGACCTGCGCCACCCCGGCATCCCCGTCGTAATAACGAGCCTCCGTCATCACGTAGAAATGCCGCCGGCAATACCGATCCACCGCCCGGCTCACCGCCTCCAGCAAATGCAGCAACATCCTATCATCGACGACGTCGTCGATCTCCAGCCGCGATTTGAACTCCCCCAAATCCGCATATGTCCCGTAGGTCGCCATCCCTCACCACCATCCCTCGTAGGGGCAGGCCTTGTGCCTGCCCTGACCCTGTCGCCCCTACCGGATATACAGGATCACCTCGCCGTTCTTCGTGTCCCCCGCGTTCGTCACCCCCAGCGTCAGCTTGTCGTTCGCCACCGCCCCCATGCTGGCCACCACCGTCTCCGCCGCCGCGCTCGACCGGTCCGCCCCCTGACCCGCCAGCACGTCGTACCCATCCGCGTCGTTCAACACCACGTCGTACAGATCCGACGGCGTCGTCGCCCCCGGCACAAACACCGCCCGCACCAGCACCCCGTTATATGCCTTCGTCGTACTCCCGTCCGCCGCCCCACCCGCCGACGACGTCCACGAAAAATGAACCTTCTTCAACGTCCCGTGTGTCTCCTCACTAACCGTAACCGTTCCCGCCATCCCTCACCTCCGCGTTACCTGTCCCGTTCTCTTTCGGGACCACTTGATATTTGTCATTTGATATTTGTCATTTGCCATTTGTCATTTGTCATTTGCTATTTGTCCCTACTCCCACGCCCCCTCACGCTCCCCGATCTTGTCACCTGCCAACGCCGGCCCGTCCCCCGCAATCGGAAACGACCGCTTATACCGGCTCGCCAGCGCCATCCGCACCCGCTGCCGCTCAGCCTCCGCCTTCTCCCGTTCGGCCTCGCGCTCCGCCTTCTCCCGCTCCGCCTCCTCAGCCGCCACCCGCTCAGCCTCCAATTTGGCTGCCTCTTCGCGCGCCGCCTTGTCCACGGCCAAAGTCCCGTTCTTTTCCCGGGGCGCCCCCTTCACCATCTTGTCCTTCCCCGCCCGCTTAACCGCCATCACCCACACTCCTCTCCTTCCCTAGGGGCAGGGCTTGTCCCTGCCCCTTACGCTTTACGCTTTACTCCTTACCCCTAGTCCGTCGATGCCGTCCAGTTGATCAGCATCCCCTTCTCGTTCACCAGGTTCGCCACGTACACCGGATCCATCACCTGGAACGTCGCCCCGGTGATCGCCTCAGTGATGTTGGCCCCATTCGTCAGCAGCATGATCTGCAAGTCCGGCCCGATGAACCCCGTTGAACTCCCCACCGTGTCCACGACCGCGATACAGGACGCGTTCGCATTCCAGATCGTGCCAGTGTGGATCCGCACCCGCGCGCTCAGCGTCGTCCGGCAGTCGATCGCCCCCACCGCGAAATTCCCGTAGATGTAGAAATTCCGGATCTCAGCATCGTCCGCACCCACCAGCGCGATCGCCGAATCGCTGCCGGCAGCCGCCGCTCCGAACACCTTGAACCCGTCCACCAGCAACCGGTCCGCTGCCGCCGTCGTGATCAGGATATCCGTCGCCTGGTCCACCGAGTCCCGATACTCACAATCCAGGATGGCACAGTCGGCCGCGCTCACCTCGATCAGGCCCGTCGCCGCGTCCACCCCACCCAGGAACCGCAGATTCCGGATCGATACCCCCGCCGCCGCCAGCTTGCAATCTCCCGCGATCGCCGTCGCCGTCAGCGTCGGCATCAGCCGGCCCCGCCGGATCCCGATCACCGACACCCCGGCCAGGTCGATATCGATCGCGCTGTCAGCCGCCAGGTTCTCCGCATGCGCCGGATGCACCCAGATCACATCTCCGTTGCTCGCCACACACTTGTTCACTGCCGCGTCGATCGTCGCCAGCGTATTCTCCCACGACGTCCCCTTGTTCGTGTCCGACCCAGAATTGCTGTCCACGAAAAACGCATTGCCCGGATGATCCGGCGGATACAACACCAGATCCCCGCCCAGCCAATGCGACACCAGCGGCCCCCTCGGCACCTCACTCATAGCTCATTCCTCCTCTTTTTCCGGAACGCGGGCTCGCGCCCGCAACCATCCTCATCATTCTCGTAGGGGCAGGCCTTGTGCCTGCCCTGGGCCTTCTGCCTGCCCTCGGCCTGCCCTGGGCCTGCCCCTTACTCCTTACGCTTTACGCCTCACTCAATCAGTGATCGCCGTCGGCGGCGTCGACTGCTGATACCGCTCCGCCAACACATACAGCGCCGACGTGATGTTGGCCGCGTTAGACGCACCCGTCTTCACCGTCAGGCAGTCAAACGCGCCCAACGTCGCCGGATCCACCTGGAACACCACCATCTTGTCCTTCACCGCCGCACTGGTGGTGAACGACACCGCGTCCGTCTGCCGCACCAGCGTATCCGAAGCGACGCAGTCCTCATTCGCCCAGATCGGCACCGCCACCGTGATCGCCGTGCTCCCGGTGGGCGCTACCGCCGTCGCCTTCTCCAGCGTGATCGCCATCGTCGCCGCGTTCGCCTGGTTGACGTGCACGATCACGTACGCCATCAGCACGTTCTTCAGCGACACGTAATCCCCCGTCAGTGCTGCCCCCGCCTGCGGCTTCAGCGCCTCCACAATCTTGAAATTCTCGGGCAAACACAAACCCGCATATGCACCCATCTTCCATCCCTCCTATTCTGGGATTTGATATTTGATATTTGTCATTTGCTATTTCCCTGGACACTCCCTGGACACTGGGACGGTGTGGGACGGTGTGGTATTTCCTTGGGGAGTTCTTCCCCCCGACCTCTAACACTGGGCCGGGGGGCTACTCCCTACTCCCTACGACCTACGCCCTCGTATCCAACACCACAAACGGGCTCAACGTGTTCGTGCCCTTGAACGGCGTCAATGCCGCGTTCCACGCCGGCTGCCCGTCCACCCGGTACACAAACCGGAACGCCGTCTCGTCATACACGAACCGCACGTGGATCGACGAGGCCGACTGCAGGTCTCCCTTATCGATCATCAGATACTGGCTGAAATCGCCCAGTATGATGTCACCCGTCGTCCCCAGCGTCTGGCAATACTCCACCGGGATCACCGGCCGTCCGAACAGCGACCCATACGGCGACGCGCTCAGACCACCAGCCGGCAGATACACCGGAACCCCGCCGGTCCCCACCGCCAGAGACATCGTGTGCAACTGCGGCTCGATATCCTGGTTGATCAACCACACCGCACTCGGCCGGCTCCGCGCCCACAGCCGGGCCCACATATTGATGACGTTCTCCGCCACCACCGTCGCGGCCGCCTGGCCCGTCTCCTTCGCCACGCTCACCAGACACGGTGCCGCCATAATACCCAGCGGCTGCCCCGCTCCCGAACCGTTGATGATCGCGTCTTCCGTCAGGAAATTCAACTCCTCGCTGAACCCCTGCCGCACGATCTCCTCCAGCGCTGCCGCGTCCTGCAGCAACTCGTCCGTCGCGTAACACAGCCCGATGAGTTTATGCAGCGTCAGCTCCATCTGCCGGAACTCGGGCGTCGAGGCCGTCTTCGTCCCCGCCTCAGCCGCCCAGTACCCGGTGATGCCACCCCACCGCGATCCCGTCGCCCGGCTGGTCTCCGCCAGCGCGTTGATCTTCAGCCCGTTCGCCCCCGCGCTGATCGGGATCCGCCGACATCGGCTCGTGATCTGCCCCATCTCATACACCCGCTTCAGCAAATCAGCCGCAAAATCCGTCTGCACCAGAAAGCCGCCATCACTGGCCACCCCCTCGCTCAGACCCGCTGCTTTGGCATTGATCTGCAGCAGGCGCTCATCTGCCTGGCCCCCATCCCTGGCCGCCTTCGTCACCGCCACCAACTGCTCCCCAAACGACTTGAACGGCCGCACCCCCGGGAGCGCCGACGTCTCGTCGGCATCGCCACCCGGCACAAACCGATTCTCAACCTGCCCCGCCTGTCCCTGCGGGGCCTGCACCGGCGGGTGCGGCGCTTGCGCGAAGCCCTCCTTCACCGCCTCGGCAATCGCCTCCTGCAATGCCGTCAACTCCTTCTCATCCATTTCCTTTCCCTCCTGCTGTAGGGGCAGGCTTTATGCCTGCCCACTCTGTTTCGACCATCTCACGATCTCATCCCGGACCATCTCCATAACAATCCGGCTCAAATCACCATCTTGCGATTTGATATTTGCCATTTGTGATTTGTGATTTATGCTTTCACTGGCCGTGTCGCCGCCAGTCTCGCGCATCAACACCCCCGCCAGCCCTCTCGCCAGCGGCGCCATCCCCTCCGAAATCCCCACCCGCCCCACAATCTCCACCAGGTACGCCATCTCATCCCCCAACTCCCCCTGGCTCACCTCCCGCGCCACCGGCGCCCTCTCCACCGGCAAATCACTGAACGGCAACTCCGCCTGCCCCGCCTGTCCCTGCGCCCCACCCGCCGAGGAGTCCGCACGCCTCGTGCGGATCTCATTCGTCGCACACCCCCCCTGTCCCTGCGGGGCCTGCTCCTGCGGGGCTGAACGCTGACCGCTGATCGCTTTTTCCACCATCCCGCACTCAATCCCCGCCGCCCGCGCCGCCACCAACGCCTCTGGATTCGCCGGCACCGGCACCAGCGAAAACTCCAACAACTCCTGCCGCTTGAACCGCGTCGGGCCATACCACCCCTTCGCTTCGTCTGCGGCGTCCGCGTCCGGCTCAATCCGTTCCTTGTCCTTCGGAATGAACCCCACGCTGCTCGCCCGCATATACCCCTGCGAATACAGCGTCCACAACTCCTGCGCAAACGGCGTCGGCGCAAACTGTACCCGCCCCACCAACGCCTTATCCATCACATCAATCCACGTCGCCTTGCCCACCGCCGGCGCCCGGTAATCGTGCCCAAACAACACCACCGGATTTTTCCGGTATGCCCCCAACTCCCACCCCGCCGCCTCGATGATGTCCCCCTCCCGATCCACCGCCTCCGTCGACACCACCATCGTCAATTCCTGCGCCGCCAGATCAATATCCTTGATCTCGCTCGCAAATTCCTTCCGTATCATCTCATCCATCGCACCACTCCTTACGCTTTACTCTTTACGCTTTAATCTTCACTCCACCACCGGCAACACCGTGCACTGGCAATTGATCACATTCCCCGCACTCCCCGCATCATCCCCCGGATACATCATCTCCTCACCCGTCGCCACAAACGGCGCCTCAATCGGCACCACCTCCCCATGAGCCGCCAGATGCCGTTCCCGCGTCCGCTCATCCAGCGCCGCCCACCACTCTTTCTCCCGTACCCCCGCCTGGTGATAGCTCTCGAACGCCCCATGATTGCTCGCGCTCACCGTCTCCGTCCGCGCCACCCGCTCCGCCCGATAATCAATGTTGTCGTAATACCCCTTGATCCGCCGCGTCATCTCGTCGATCGAAGCCCCCTCCGCCTCAGCCTCCGCCAGGATCCCCCGAATATCCTCCCGCGTCGTCTCCTCCACGATCAGCGTGCTCTTATCCAGATGCTGCCCCATCCACAATTGCACCCTCGGATTGTCCACGTCAAACGCGATCCCCAATCCGTAATCCTCGATCGCCCCCTCCGCCCCCTCTTCCACCGTAGCCCGCACCACCGGCCCCAACACCGCCACCAGCTCCCGCAGCCACAATGCCCAATCAAACCCCTCCAACACCTTCTCCCCCACCTTCTCCCCCCTTTGGGGGGCCGGGGGGGCCTCCTCCCCCAATGCCTCCAACATCGCGACGGCCTGCCGCTCCCAATACCCCAACATCACCCGCTTGAATCGCCCCTCCCGACCCGGCAACCGCCTCAACCACAACCCCCCCAACCGCTCCTTCGCCGCCTCCCCCAACCCCCGCACCACGCCTGGGGCTTCCTCCCCTCTCCCTTTGGGGGAGGGGCCGGGGGTGGGGGCTTCCTTACCCTCGCCCTCCTCGCCGTCCGCTGACGGCCCATCCCCGCCCGGTGGCTGACCGCTGACTCGCCCGCTCCCCAACGACGCAACCGGCGTCGGCATCACCGCCAACCCCCACAAAAAGATGTTCCCATCCGCCAGCGGGTCCAGATCCATCCGCCCCCGCGCCTCATTCACCGTCATATACCCCGTCCGCAGCCCGCTCTCCGCCGCCAGCCGCGACTCCTCCCGATTCTCAGGCGTCGGATCCGCATATCCCAACCGCAGCCCCGCCCCAAACATCGGCACCAACGTCTCATTCAACTTGTGTTTGATCCGCTGCAGCCGCGGCCGCAGCACCCACCGCGCAAACACATACTCCCCACTCTCCGCATTCGCCCGGTTCACCGTCTCCGAGATCCCCAACACGCTCAGCGGCATCCCGTACACCCCCAGGATCGCGTCCCGGTTCAACTTCCGCTGCTCGATGAATGACATCTCCTGCTGTGACAGCTGGATCTGCTTATACGACATCCCCCCCTCCAGGATCGCCACCCGGTGCGCCTGGCCTACCCCCTGGTGATGCTGACTCCACTCCGATCGCAGCCGCTGATACTCCTCGTCCGTCACCGTCCCCTCAATCTGCAGCACCCCGTCCGGCCGCGCTGAATTCAAAAAGAAGTTCTTGTTCCACTGCGCCGCGTACGATTCACTGTCCAGATCCACCGCCATCGCCTGCACCGGCCCCAGCCCCCGGTACATATTGTACGGGTTCAGCAG